CGGTTTATGAGCACCACTGCAGTCAATCCCGAGACTTCGCAGGAGTTCGATCTTCAGGCTTTTATGGCAAGGCGCAATGCGCCCCCGGCCCCGTCCGAAGAGGTGAAGGAATCGGTCAAGCCCAAGGAGGAAACCAAGCCCGAAGTCAAGGCGGCTGATCCCGAACCCGAACCGCCGGTTAAAGTCGAAGATCCGAAGCTCGAGGCAAAGCCCCGTCCGAGCCGGAGGGAGCGCTGGCTTCTGAAGCAACTCGGGAAACAGGAAGCGGTCAACGAACAACTCAATAGTCGGCTGGCCGAAATTGAAGCCAAATCCAAAGGAGGTGATCCAGCCACTGAAGCGGAAGCTGTCAAGACCGATCCCGAGCCCCAGCGCGCGGATTTCTCGTCCGAAGCTGAATTTGTCCGCGCGTTGGGAACTTGGGTGGCCCACCATGAGGCGAAGCAGTTCATTGACGCAGAGAACAAGCGGCAGACTGAACTCCGGACGCAGGAGGGTTATCAGCGGCATGTCAAGGCGATGGACGCCAAAGAAGATGAGGACATGCTCGTCTTCGATGACTGGAACGAGGTCAAAAAAGCTGCACTGGAGGCAAAGACTCCTTTGCACCTCACGCCGGCCCTGACAGAGTGCTTGGCGGCATCTGACAAGCGCGCCGCAGTGAAGCACTTCCTTTGCACACATCCCGAAGTATCGAAGCGCTTCGAGTCGCTCTTTGAGTTGAACTCCGAGGGAGAACAGACTCCCCAGAGCCGCGCCAATCAGATCCAGGAGTTTCTACGGATCGAGGGGCGAGTCGAAGCGTATATCGACAAGTATCTGGAGAAGAAGGCCAAGGCCGAGGAAAAAGCAAAAGAGAAGCCCGCTTCCGAGGTCAAGAAAGAAGAGCCACCTCCAAAACCGAAGCCTACCGCCGAGGAGCGAGATGCCAAGAAAGCCGCGCCAAGTGCAGCGATATCCCCAAGGGGCGGAAGTATTGCCGACGACACGCCCAAAATGCTCCTGGGTGACGGTGCCACGATCAACCCAAAGTGGCTGGCTGACCAGAATGCGCAGAGGCATCAGCGTTAATTATTTGACGACAGGTGTAATATCTAAGTAGTACAGGTCGCGTAAACCTTGGCGAAAGCCTAAAGAACCGCCTTCACCCCGCAGAAGAGGGTCAAAACCTCCGGGCGGACACCGTAGTGAAATCCAACCTACAGGAGTCTACCCTATGGCGGGTAACCAGGAAGTAGTAGTTCAGATGGTAACGGCGGAAGCGCTCAGGATGTTCACTAACTCCTGCATCATGCCCCGTTTCCTAAAAAGAGAATTTCAAAAATACTGGGAGGGTCCGGTCAAGATTGGCAGCAGCCTGTCGGTCAAGCGCCCGATCCGTTCCGAAGGCGCGGATGGTCAGGCGTTTCAGCCTGAGAGTGTCCTCCGCATAACTGTCCCCTTCACCATCAGTTACTGGAACCAGGAATCGTGGACCTATAACGATACGGAAGAGGCCATGTACCTGGACGACAACTGGCGCGAGTCGTACCTCAAGCCCAAGATCGTCAATCTGGCGAACAAAGTTGACCGGTACATGATGAACTACATGACTAGCGTCATCCCGAACTGGGTTGGCACGCCGGGTCAGGTTCCCACCACTCTCCAGCCCTACAACGACGCGCAAACCAAACTCGATCAGTTGCTCGCCCCCAAGAACGACCGGAGCGTGATCTTCAACAGCGCCTACAACAACCGAATCGTCGGAGCTTCTCAAACCCTGTTCAATCCACAACAGGTCATCGGGAAACAGTACCTCGACGGTAAAGTCGGGAGGTATGCCGACTTTGACTTCATGGAAGACGAGCAGGTCCCAAATTTCAATTTGGGAACATGGACTCCTGGAATCACCGTTTCGGGCGCCGGCCAGACAGGTGCCAGTTTGGCGGTGAATGGGACTTTCAACCTCAGTCCTGGGCCAATCGGATGCGACCGCGTGACAATCGCGGGCGTCTATGATGTCAATCAGTATTCCCGCCTGCCGATTTCGAGTCCAACCGGTGGGCTCGTTCTGCGGCAATACGCAGTTATTCAGCCGACAACTGACGGTGGAACTGGTTCCGGAACGCTGACTCTTTCTCCGGCCATGATTACCTCCGGCCCGTACAAGAATTGCAGCGGGTCCCCGGCGGCAGGCGCCGCGGTTACCCCTGTCGGGACCTCGGGATTCGTGGGCGCGCAAACAGCGTTCGCGATCCAAGAGGACGCCTTCACTTGGGCCGCGATCCGGCTGCAGAGGAATCTGCCCGGGGCGGTAGCCAGCACCATCACCGATGAAACGACCGGGATCTCGCTGCGGTGCGTTCTGCAATGGGACAACCAGCTCGGCCTCATGACCATGAGAGTCGATTTCATCTGGGGCATCACGGCCCTTTATGCGGAATATGATTCCGCGGTCATTTATGGCTAAGGAGACCAATATGAAGACCACTTTCAAATTCATCATTCTGGCGGCCCTCGTTGCCGTCGTTGCGTTTCCGCAGACCACGGTACCTTCCACCACGCTCTGCGCGGCGGTCACCAGCAGTCAGCAGACCAGCGTCTGCCTCGCCTCGACCACCAATATTGTCAATCAGACCGGCCTGTATATCGACAACGAGTATATGGTGGTCAATATGGCCAATGGCCAGACCCTCGGCGCCACCAATGCCCAGGTTCCAGTCACCCGAAACAACCGGGCCGGAAATGGGCCTCCCTCGCTGCACAACAGCGGACAGACTGTCTGGATCGCTCTCGCGTCACAATCCTCCATCAATCCAGGCGAAAACGGGTTCAGCTTCGGAACCCAATTGGGAGACGTCGGACCATGTGTCCGAACCGGTATCACGTATTTGCCGCACTTCTGGCCCAACCGGGGTGTAGTTCGAGACTGTAATGCAGCGCTCGGCTACTGGGTGGATGCGGTGAGCGGTCCTATTGGACAATACACCAGCGCCCCGCTTGGCGAACCCTACGCACTAGCGAATGCCTCCACTGTAACGATTAGCGCCCATGCAAGCGCCATCTACGTCATCACATACACGGGTGGTGCCGAGACCATTACGTTGGGCGTTCCGACGGCCACAGTGGACGACTTCAAGACGATCACCTTTCTGAGCGCAACTGCCCATGCGCACGTCATAGCTGCTACCGCCGGAACGTTCTATTTCGGTGTCGCTACTTATAATACCCAGGTTACGCTACCGGCCTATGCCGGCGCCTCGGTGACTTTCCTCGCCTATCAAGGGCACTGGATTTTAGTGTCCTCGAATGGAACTCTAACGCCCGCCTAAAAAGGAATCCCAAACATGGCACTCGAACAGACAGGATCAGGAAACCCCAACAACGGGAAAGAAGGGCACATCGAGTCGATGGACGCGTTTGTTACCGACCATCTCGCGACGACCCGCGGTATGCAAAACATCTCCGAGGGGAGGAAAATGAACGCTCCCCTTCCGCCGTACGACCCCAAACACCCGGACAATCAGTGGCCGGTCATGATTTACCACCCGACCGAACAACCGATGATCATCGGTAGGCCCGTCTACAAGCAATACGACAAAGACGGCAAAGAGATCTTCCTGGACGACAAAGAGAAGAAACGCATCCTCGCCCAGAACGATGCTGACCTTAAAGCGGCCCTTGCGGTCAAGGATTGGCAGACCAAGCCCTATCTGAAGCCGAACGTGCGGCTGTTGACTCCCGACGAAGAGCGTGCCAGCCTGCTGAAGCAGATCGCAGACCAGAATACGCGTCTGGCTGCCCTGGCCGACACGGTTCAGCGGATGAGCGCCAACCCCTTGCCCGCAGCGGCTGTACCTGACCCTTTCCCGAAGAGCACCGGCCCCGTAGGAAAGATTGGTCCGGTAACCGATCTAGGAGGAAAGTAAATGAGCCCATCAGGTGGCGTATTCAGCGCGCAGGACCTCGCCACAATCAATGCGATGTTGACCCAGCAGAACCTGAATAGTGCCAACATCGCATCCCTCCAAGCTCAACTGGGGCAGATGCTCCATGCTCGCTACAACTTCGCAGTGGATGGCGGTGCAACTGGGCTTATCACGCCAGCAGTGAATATCGTCATCCCGCAGAACTTCGTCATTCAGAACGTGGCTCTTAATTCGACCACGGCCGTGTTGGCCGCGGGGGGCGCCGCAACTGTATCGGTAGGCTTATCGGCCGGCGGTGCAGGTGCGGCTGCTCTCGTTGCCGCTACCGCCAAAGCGTCCTGGTCAGCAAACGCCTTTGTGCCGGGAATTCCGGTTCCCCAGACCGCTTCGACCTGGATCAAGATGTCAGTTCCAGGTACGGTTACTCTGACCGTTGCGACAAATCCCCTGACCGCTGGAGTGATCGAGATCTACGTCTTCGGCTACCAAAGCGCTTCCTAACGTATCCCAGGAGGGAGTATGCCATCTGACACCGTAACCGGACAGGGTGTGATTAACGTCGCGTTTGCAAACCTGAGCGTTATGGATGCGGGCGGTACTCCCTCCGTTTCTGATTCAAATGCAGCTCTGATCCTGCTCAATCAACTGATGGGGCAGTGGCGCATCACGAACAAGTTTGTATGGTCTGTTGGGAAAGCCTCCTATCCTCTGGTTCTCGCCCAGCAGTCCTACCAGATCGGCCCAGCGGCTCCCGATTTCAATGCCCCTCGTCCTTCATACATCGAACAAGCCCTCATCTCTGTGGCTGGCCCGAATCCGGCCAATCCGATTCAGCGCCCGATGCAGTTGATCGGCCAGCAGGAGTATGCCGATTTCGATGACAAAGCAGCGGCTTCAACGATTCCTCAGTGCCTCTACAATGATCGCTCCAGCCCAATATCTACGCTTTACATTTGGCCCACTGCGCGTTGTGCCACGCCGACTAATCTCATTCTGTATTCCTGGGCGCAGCTACCGGTATTTCCGGATCTCGTTACGCCGTTTGACCTTCCCGATGGATACTCCGAAGCGATCACTTGCGCCCTCGCTGTAAGATGCATACCAATGTTCGGGCGGGTAATTTCGGAGCCAACCTTGCAGGTAGTCAATGAATTGGGCCTAGCTGCGGAGGCACGCATCGTGGAACTGAATGCACGGGCACGCGGCTTGATGCTTCCGCCGCCGATGCCACAGCAGAAAGGAGCGGGACAATGATGTCTGTACTGGACCATGAAATGCTTCGTGAAATGCTCCAATTAGGATGGACATGGTTTCTATATGATTGGCGGCAGGTTCGTTGGGATTTCGAGGTTGACTGCTAATGGCCACTGGGAACTACATCGTGAACGGAGCGCTCCTGCAGTTGGGAATCATCCGCGTCGGCCAGACTCCGGCTCCGGCCGAAAGCCAGGACGGGCTGACCGTCCTCAACCGGCTGCTGGATTCGATGAGTACTCAGCGAGAGTTCTTGCCTGTCGTGGGTGCCCAGTTTTATCCCATGGCGGCGGAGAAGGGTTCCTATACGGTCGGAACGAGCGGCGGAGCTGATCTCGCCCAGCCGCGACCCGTGCGCATCGATTCCGCCAATTTTGTGCAGAAGCAGTACAACGGGCAGGGCACTACACTTAGTTCGTCCCTTCGCATCATCTACGAGAGCGAATATCGAGGGATTCAGGACCAAACGGCAACCGCCGATGTTCCAGAGGTTCTGTACTATGCTCCCAGCGTGCCGCTTGGGACATTCTACCTATGGCCGATTCCCAATGTTGTGACACCTTGCCAGCTTGAGGCGAATACTTGGACGCCGCTGGCCAGTTTCCCCGACCTAGTGACCGATGTCCCGCTGTACAACGGCCTTGACCGGGCTCTCGTATTCAAGCTAGCCGTCGAACTCGCGCCCGATATGGTTGGCGCGAAACTGACTCAGGAGACCATCGCGAGCGCTTTGGAAGCGAGCGCATTCATCGCCAAGCTGAATACCTTGATGGTCCCCGGTTTGCCTGATATCGCAACGCCGCCGGCCACGGAAGCATCCTTCGAGCCGGTACCGTCAACCCTGAAGGCGACCGCCCAAGCGAAGTTTGGAGGGACTCCTGCCCAGTGAGGCTATTGTTGATTTTCGCCGTGATGCCGTTGATGGCTCAGGTCTGCGACTCCTCGCGTTTCCCGGCCGCGCTCGACTCTCCGACGA